CCTTAATAGCGTTAACTTGATATCGTCTGCCACCAACGTAGAAACTTGTAGGAAGAGTAGGTTTACGTATACCCAATCCAGAACCGCTAGGCGCTTCAACTTGTATTTCAAAATTGTTTGTTTTATCAACAATACGCATTGGCATATTACCAGCATATCCGTCAATTAACATGCCGCCGGCAAAATGCTTTTCATTTATACTTCTTGCAAAACTTGTACAAGATTGCACAAACGGAGATTTTGAAAGTATCTGTCCTTCCGGATCTAACACTGTAGCAAATCCGCCGTGATTTTGGAAAGTCAACGACTTTATTGACGTTCCGTCGTTTAACAAGAATATGTCTATCTCGTTGTTGTATTTTGCTGTACTGTTAGGATTGTTAGGATCAGTTAAGTAATGATGTCCAAAGTATCCTTGTAGTGTACTGTCAGGAGAGTAGTGTCCGTCACCAGTTAACGCAGTAGCCAGTCCGTCGGTTGTAGCATCTCTGTAAAAGTAAATATCTGCCCACGTAGATGTACTTCTGCCTGCTGCTGGTCTAATTATTGATCTTCTAAAATCATCACCAATAACTGTGGTGTTAACAGGAACTCTTATAGGTAGCTGTTCTTCGTATATACCAGTTTCCACGTTGATTGTGATTTGTTGTGTATTGGTTATACTACTGTATTCGACAATTTCACTTGCACTAAATTCAACAGGGGTTAATAGTTGAACTTCGATTGTATCGTAGTTTGGACTACCTACTGTATCTATACCCCTAGAGTAAGAAAGTATACGTCCTACTGCACCTGTGGTTTTACCTCTGATACCTTTACCTGGAAAAATATCTGGATTTGAAACAATAGATTGATCAGTGTATTTGTTCGGTCCAGAATTAATAGTAAATGTATAATAGTTGGTGCTTTCAACCAAAGTAGGGTCGGGTGTTGCACTGTTGATCGTAGTTAATACAACATCAAATAAGTTTGAAACTGCTGTATACCAAGCACCTGTTACACCTGCTGTTGTTAGAGCAGCAAGCATCAGTGTCTTGGCTTCTGTTATTGCAAAAGAAGTTTGTGTATATTGCCCTGTTGGAGCAATTAACGCTTCTGAACTAGGGTTGGCGTAATATCTTAATCCTGAATAGCGTGATAGATAGTTTTGTTTAATCCCTGTAGTGCTTGCCTGTATGTCAAGTTTTACTGCATCGATTATATAAGCTAAATCATCACGATACTGTGTTTCGTTATAAACAAATGTAGGGTATTCTGCGTCTATTGCGTCTATAACATCATCTATTACAGAACTGACTACGCTTTCAATAGTAGATGTTATAAGATCCTGTGTAGCATTGGTAGAATAAGCAGCTATTGAGTTGACTGTGCTGTCAACAGTGTTACCCGATGATTGATATGTTACAGTTTGTACGTATGGACCCAATTCAGGAGCACTGGCTTGTTGCAATCTTTCTGCTTTTTGTGCAGCTTTATTAACAGTTCTAAATGAGTAACTTAATGCACGACCTTCTTTTCCCGGAGGTGTGTTTGTTTGTGTATCATTACCAGAAGTCGAAACGTATAATTGTACAGTGCTGATGAAAGAAGAGCTGTCAACATAATACTTTGTAGCAGCTTGCAAATCGTATTCGCTGCTTGGTGTACCAGCACCTTCAAACGGATAAGGGTGATCGCTTAGATACAACGCACCTGTCATTGTATCGCCTGCTTTTTTAACAACTTCACTTACTCGAGGAACTTGAGATCCAGTTGCACCTGCAGGTACTACTAACGCACCTGACATAGTATCGCCGGAAACGTTGACGTATTTTAAATCGCCATATCCTTTTGAAATTAACAAGTTATCTTCAGTAATTGCTGGTGTTCCGTGTGTGGCGTTCCAGTCTGTAACCAATGCTCCTCTGTTTCCGTCATCCAACATTAGGTTTTGTATAGTACTTGAATATGCTGTAGCTGCACCTAATTTAAATGCATTTGTTACTTCAGGAGAAGGGTCAGTTGAAACTCTTGCATTAATAGCTCTAACCACTAGCTTGCCTGCATCAATGGTAAAGGATATAGTGTTTGCAGGGTCGCTAGGGTTGTTTGTGCCAGCGTCTGATACCAGTTCAAAGAACTCTATACCTGTGCCTGCAGAGTTTACCATAACAACTTTTTCTTCGTTGCCTAGTAATTCATCAGGAGTATCATCTAAAGAGGTAAAACTAATATTACCGCCAAGACCGAAAACTGCATAGATCTCTGTAAAGTTTTCATTTACTTTACGGAAGGATTCACGAATACTGTCGCCAGTACCGTCATTGCCCTCAACGCCAATGTTTACCTCTTGTTTTGCCATACTTTAAACTCCAATTATACCATAAATTCCGGAATGTCCATATCAAAATTTACACTTACACCGCAACCGCAACTGCTTTTTGCATTTGGGTTACGTATTTCAAAATTTGAACCTACTAGGCTACGAACATAATCCACTTCAGTACCAATTAAAAACATGATACTATGTGCGCTAACTACAAATCTACCTGCGCTATCGGTGTGAACTATTTCATCACCTGGATTGAGATCGGATGGATGTGCTACTGTTCCCCAGTCGTATTCAAATCCTGCACAGCCGCCGCCTTTGATATTTAAACTAATAGCATAGCAGTCGTTTTCTCGGCAAAGATAGTCGATCTGTTTTTTAGCTGAATCAGTTAGTGTGCAAATAGTCATTTTAATTCCTTTCTAATATTTATTCTAAATTTTTGTAATCTTAATGTAAATATAGTTATGTTTATAGGACAAAGTGTAATTAAATCTGAACACGTCAGAAAAAGCAAATTAGGCAGTGAACACACCTACTATAGGAATAGAACTATAGTACATTTTAGGTGTGACAACTGCGATGCAGAATTTAGCAGAGAAAGAGGATCAATGGATCCTAAGCGTTTGAGTAACAATTACTTTCACGTGTGTCCGGAATGCGACATAAAAAAATTCGCCCAACGCAAGGGCGTTGAGCGTAAAAAGGTTTGGACATTAAATGCCAGCAGTAATATGCCTATAAGTAAACTTTAGTCCTTGCGCCAAATAGTGTAAGCACCGTATGCAATTGCACCGTATGCAATTAGTTTTGCAAATGGGTAAAATACAATGACTGCTGCCCCGGCAGCAACCATTACAACGCCATCAACGGTTGATCGTTCTGCTAAACGACTGGCGATCCATTTTTTGATCATTTGACAATCTCCTGATTTGTTTTTCAAGTACAGCAAGCCTATTACCTTGCTGTCTTATTTTTTCTTCAAGACCGTTAACGTATGCTTCAGTAGGAATACGCTTTTCTTGTCCATCTTCGCCAAGCATTGTAAACGTATCTACTCCAGCGCCTTTTAGACCGCCAAGAACACGATTAGGGTTTTTTTCTTTAACATTGTTATGTGGCATCTTACTGCCATACATTTGCGATAAGTAACTCATACTTTATTTATGTTGTTCTCGCTTGACCCAATGGTCAGCTTTGAACTGTTTTACGTCTGTAACTGCACTAGTAAGCACGCCTGCATAGTTAATTGCAGTCTGCTCATCCAGCACAATTGTTGTCTGCATCTCAGCATAACCCTTTGTAAGAATTTGCCAAATTTGCTGCCAACGATTCATTTTCCACCATTTAGTATGATTCTTTGCATATATGTGAACCTGCACATCGCAGTCGTCTGCTTCCACGTTCAGTTCATGTGAACAGTCATCATTGCCACAGCTACAGTGAATATGATACCATTTGCTATCACCCCATTCGCTGGTTTTTAAAATACCTTGTGCCGGTGTTTCAGGCTTCATTGATCAACTCCTTGGTATATTGTTTGTAAAGTTGCTGACTTGCAAGATTCTTCATCTTTGCTTCTACCATAATATCAAAGTCTTGCCAAAACGTCAAGACCCAATCATTAGATGCTGTATTCCAGCAATAGTCACTGTGCGCTCTCAGTTTCGCTTTTTTGTAACCTTCTTGGAGGAGCGTTTTGTAATCTGGCCGTGTATTTGTTTCAGTTGTGGGAATAACGTCTTCACGGCTAATGCTATAATGAAGAACGGGCCTAACACCGCGCCAGCTATCAATAATTTTTCTAATACGTCCATCGTTTGCCTCAATATATTCGCCGGTCTTGACCCAGTGGTGATGTACGTCTAGCACCAAAGCGAGATCGTTTGCAAGCTCAAGACTTGCTTCGAGTCCCCAGCTGTTTTCGTCGTTTTCGATAGTAATAGTGTTTCTTGCTTCTGGCGAGAGGCGTTTAAGCACGTCTTTGATACCGGCTGGACCTTTGCGTCCTGAGATGTGGACATTGCACTTGAAATCTTGAAACCGGCGGCCGTAGCCCATCCACCTGATGATATCTGCATGATATTCAAACTCCTCGATACTACGTTCTACAATTTCTGGATCTTCGCTGGCAAGCACTGTAAATTGTCCAGGGTGCATACTTACACGAACATCCAATGCTCTTGCAGTTTCTCCAACTGCACCGTAGTGTTTTTCGCAGTATGCAACCACATCTGGTTTTTTCCAAAAGTAACGCCAGCTGGATTCGGTTGCACAAGGAAGCTGGTTGCTGCCAAGACGTACCATTCTAAGTTCAGGAGGCAGACTGCCTACGTATTCTATCAGTCGCTTTGCGGCAGCGGCATTATGTTCCATGATGTCCCAAAGACGTTGCTCTGCTACATCACGTGTCTGTCTGTTCAGCCATGCAACTGTAGTGCATTTTTCAGTAAGCGGCCGTTGCAACTCTTCTAGAATCTTTGCTGGTTGATTCTGATTGTGGTGAAGATATTTACAAGCAAATCCTATGCGTTTGTGCATTCTAGTTCCTCTCGCCAAACGATAATGTTGGCAGTATACTCTGTTACATTCCAATTGTTAGGATCGCCAAATTTTGAACGAGTTCTAAACAACACTTCATCCTTGGTCTCACCGTACTCGTAACCGAGGAAAGTAAGGCCAGCATATATCATATACGTTCTTATCATACGTTTACTATATGCGACTTCTTTACAGTTGTCAATACCAATTTGCACGTGGCCATTCATCTATACATTCGTCCATGTTAGGAGTTCCGTGAAATACTGCAATACTTGTGTCTGGTAAAATTGTAGGGACACCTGGCTTTTTAAAATTACGTTTTCCATTTACGACAGTTAATTCCGATCTGCCTCGCATTTCCCATTTATAACTCTGTACCCACTCATCTGGCCAAAATATATGATTTCGTATATTTGCAAACATAAAGTCTTGGTCTCCAGGATACTTGCGTTGTATAGCAATTGCGTCTTTTTCAAACAATTCGTAAACGTTGTTGTATTCACCGATTTTTATTCTAAACACACTGCTGTTCATACGATCCCAATTTTTTCGTACTTGCCTGTTAAAGTCACGTATAATAACAAATGGAGAATCTTGTTTGTAAAGAAAGTATCTGTCAATGTTTCTAAAAATAACAAGGTCTAGATCAAAGAACAGTGCAGTTCCTGTTATAGGTAACTTATTGCTTAAAAACCAAACCTTATACCACCAACCTTGCAAGTTTATACTCGGTAAAGGTTCTGTGCGTATGTGTTTATCTATACCTTGGGTGTCGTCTGTAAAACAGATGAATTCGTAATCTAGTGTACAATTGCGCTTAACCATATTGTACAATTTGTTAACATACTCGGGTCCATACTTTGTACCCCATTTTAAACAAATTACATAATTCTTTTTTGTAGATTGTTTGTATGCTTCGAGGTATCCTCTCACATAGTCAGTTCGCTCAACAGTGGAAAGGCCCTGTTTTTCTAGGGCCTTTCTACGTTTGCGTTGTTCTTTACTTTCGTCCCACGTTTTCATTCAAGAAGATTTTCATTCCATTCTCTGTGGCCTTCACGGAATGCCATGTTTGCTTGTGTTTCTCTAACTTCTACTCTGTAGCACCACAGACGCTCTGCTTCACTAGGACCCCACATGTCTGGAATATAAACACCGTTGACATACTTGTACAGCATGTCTGCCAGGCTTTCGCAGCCGAGTTTAGGCAACACTGTCAGCTTTGCCATCTTGCGGCGTTCTAGCTCACGATAGATATCCATGTTAGGATCATCTTCTCCAACTAGTAGTGTATGATCAAACTGATCTTCGAGCACTCGTTTAAGTTCTTTAAGCCCGCCGTAGTCAGCAGCCCAATTTCTTACATCTAGATCATTTGTTCCAAAGTAGAACTT